GCAAAACTTCAGGGCCAGGGCCTGCACCAAAACTCATACCAGAGGTAATAGGCTCATTAGGACGCTCTGTTGGAGCAGTCAATGGAGTAACGCCACCAAGCATTCCTTCAAAAGGATTACCTGCCATAGGTTGTGCTACTTGATTTGAGTAGGTCTGCTGTCCTTGTCCGTATGGAAGTCCTGGGATGTACTTTGCTCCCTGTGTTGGTCCCCCGTCAGTGCGCTGAGAAAGAGCGCCAGGGCCTGATACTGGTGCTGGGTTAGACGGTTCACGATACCCACCTTGTTGTGGTGCTGTTGTCATTCATCATCCTCCTCTATGTCATCCATAACTTCTTCAGCCTTAGTGCCTAGCACTTCGCTGTTATATTCTTGAGCCATCTTCATCATGCCATAGGCATTCCATGGAGTCATGGCTTCACTAACTTCTGTGTGTAAATAACGGGACCCTTCATAGTCTGCCCACTCGGTTATGATTAACCAGTTAGAGCAGATGTAATCGGTCCCCTTCTCGTCCTCATCAACAAGGACTCTTAGTGCTTCTTCTATTTTGTCTCTAAACTTTTTGCTCATTTTGCATCCTGCTTAAGGATATGGAACGGAGCAGAGGTTCCATTGTTATTAAGTGCAGCAATTCGCATTGCTTCTAGCACTGGTGCTCCAGCATGGAGCGCACCTAGTGCGTAATCTCCACCAGAACCAATTGCATAAAGTCCGCTATCGTTCATAGCAACTGCAAAGTCACTATCAATCTCAAACAAACTTCCATTGATTCCGATTAGAAGACTTAACTCAAACTTCTCATCGCTATCTGACGGCTTAGTAAACTCAATACCAGCCTCAGATAATGTTGTCTTAAGTGATGGTGCTACCTTGTTAATCACAAACTCGTAAAGATTTTGCTTTGCTTTTGCTGTTATTAGTGGAGGCGACCACCCATGGAGTACCACTTGTAAAGCACGATAGTCACCAGCACCACCAATAATGTAACTTCCACGTTCAATCGCCTTAATCATCTTAGGATGTGTATAAACTTTTCCGCCTTCAGCCACACGCGAATCAGATGCTATGACGCAACCATCTGCGTTTTCTACGCCTACGATTGTTGTCATGTCCCCTCCTCGTTTTACCTACGTGTTACTGTTCGCGCTGATGCGCTTGCCGTGCCACCTGATGTCAGGCTTGATAATAAACTCTGTAGTGATTGCGGTTGACCTGCGCCTGGTGGAAGAGCGCCACCTGCTGGAGGAGCGGCGGGAGCAGGGGACGGTTGCTCAACCTGAGTTGCTTCCCCAGCAGGTGGTAATTCTGGAGCGAACACTTCATTGATTGCGTCCTCAATCTGAGTGCCTTTTTGGCGCATACGGATAACTTCTGCAATCTTCTTAACGATTGTAGTTGGGTCTCCGCCATTAGCAATAAGTTGTGGAATTGCTTGTGCTGAAGCATTCAAAGAACCGATAAGCGCATTGCGCATTTCTTCTACTTCAATCTTTTCCTGCTCCTGAGTTACGTTAACTCCGAATGGCAATTCACGCTGTGCCAAGTCCTTGGAGATTAACTTACCGCCAAGGGCCTGCAACATAAAGATAAGTCCTTGCGCTGGGTTTAAACCAGCCAACATTCCATAACGAACATCAGCGGAGTAGTCTCCCTTAATGTCCTTTGATGGTAGATACTCAATCGCATAAGGTGAACCAGAATCAATACCACGAATAGACTTCTGCTCGTTAAAGATTTTCTCATCTACTTCAAAGCAGAGTGAGATTACAGTCTTTAGCGTAGAAGCAAAGATAGCCTGCGCTGACTTGACCTGTGTGTCAAAGCCACCCATAAGGGCTTGCACACCTTGACCAGTAATGATTGAAGCATCAACATTACCAGTACGTGATTCTGGATAGCGTGTACCTGTGCGTAGTTCATTTTGTAGAACTGCTTGCTCATTAAACAATGAGCCAGATACTGGTAGTTCAACTCGGCGAACACCTGCTGGGTTCTTAGTACGGATAACTCCGTCTCCACCGAATTGGAACTCGTTCACATCGTCAGGGACAATCAGTGGTGATTGAACGGCCTTCTCTGTTGCTTCCATTGCAAGTAATGCAAAACGATTGCGAAGCAACTGAATACCGAGTACATCATCAAACTGTCCACGCATCTCACCATCAACGGTTGGTCGCTTTGCGACTACAACCATCATCTTGCCAATAGGATTCTTAGCACGGGAGATAACTAGGTTCTGGCGGTCTGGAACGTAGATGATAGATTGATACTGGTCGTAATAACGAACGATATCGAATCTAGCATTCATGTCTTGGTCATAACCATCACGACCAAGTAAAGCGTCTGTATACTCTGGGAACTGGGAAACCAATTCAGCCAGTGGCATAGAGTAACGCTTAGCAAAAGCAACGCAGCGTCCGTAGCGGTCAAACTCAGGATACGCCCCGACAGGACTTTCTACGCGAATACGCGGCAACTTTGCTTCAGTGTCCAGTTCAATAATGAACGGAACAAACCCAAATGTGATGTACCAGTCAGCACCTGTGTACATCTGTACTTGCAATTCAGAATTATAAAGATAGTTAGCAGCAATGCGAGTACGGTTGTCTGCTGCTTTACGAGCACGGTCTTTTACTTGGCTAACTACTGAGCAGTTAACTGCTGGTAGTGGAGCCATAACTTCAGATAAGTCACGGGCTACAATGTCAACAAAGTTAGCAACTACGTTTGTATCTACGCCTTCTGGAAAGAAATCAGGATAGACGCTAGAAATCTGACCTTGACGGACTAGTAGTACATCCTGATGACGGCCATCACGGTCACGGCTGCGGTCTCGAAGAGACGCAACACGTGCAAAAATCTGCTTATCAGTTAGCATTATTGTCCAGCCTTCTTAATTCTAGCGGCAATCTTTTTAATTTCATTTAACTGCGCTTGGGTTAACTTACCTTTAGCAATCTCTGTTCGCTTTGCACGCGCTACTTGAGCAGGTGTTGTGCCAGAACGCTGTTGTCTAGCATTTCTAATTGCTTCTTCAATTGTTCTACGTGGGACAGGCTTTGCATCTGGTCCTGCTTTTTTAGCAAGTGCTTCTACCTTACGTGCTGCTGCACGTGCTTCTGCAATTGCTTTTGCTTTATCTGGAGAAGACTTAACCTTTGATGCCTTAACCGCTGCTTCAAGTTGTGCCTTTTTAAAGGCTTCAAGAATATTAGTTTTTCTTACTGCTTCATCTGCAATCCTGTCTGCCTTTAAAGAAGTCTTACTTGGCTTTTCAGGAATATTAGTAGATGGTGCTTTCTCACGGGATGCAATAGTTGGGTTACTACCACTACGTGGCATAAGACCAGTATTGTCATCTGGATAAAATCTACCTCTAATAGTTGTACCTTGTGGCTCATCGGTCTCAACCTTTGTTGGACCCTTGCGCTTAGAGCGTACTGCTGAACTCTTAGCCTTAATGAGTTCCTCTGCACTCAAAGGCTTCTTCATTGGAAGTTGCTTCTTTAGTGCTTCGACAGATGTGTCTTTACCAACTTTAGGCTTTGCTTTGCTTGCTGCAATTCTTTGTGCAATTACATCTTCAGGTGTAACACGTACACCTTGAACAGACTTTTTTACTCCTGGTTCATTCTTATACAGGTTATAAATATCTTTTGCTGGGTCACGCTTTTCTGGTTTTGCACCAGACTTAATACCACTACCAGTACGATTCTCAACAAGACGCTTAGGTGGATTGCTTGGACCTGGAATGCGATTTGCTTTACCAAGGTCCATACCGCCTGTTTTCATTTCAGTACGAATAAGAGCCTTGATATCTTTTTCAGTAACCTTCTTTGCAGCAGCCTGCATAAGGCGCTTCTTTGCTGCATTAGAGACGGCAGCACGGGCTATTGCGGCTACTATTGCTGGTGCTAATGGTGCTGGCATCTCTACTCCTTACTTCTTTTTAAGATTACGTTGTGAATTAATTTTTACTGTTTTGCGTGCTTCTCTTGATACTGCTGCTGATTTGCGAAGATTCTTTTTGCCAGCATCTCGCATGGCTCCTTCTTTTGGTCCACGCATACCAGTATAAAAAATTTCATCTCGTGCATCCATGCGACCATGTAACTTATTCCACTCATAGTCCATTGCTCTATCTGAACGTTCAGATGCAGATAGACGTGCACCACGATTTTCTAAACCACTCTTTGGTGCAGTCTTGCGTGGAAGAACTTTAACAGATTCTACTACGTCTCTATACGGATTTGGTGATTTTGTACCAGCAGCCTTTTTAAGAGCATTATCATAATTTTTAGCCGCTTTAGCCAAACTAGCCTTTTTAAAAGCACTAGTGGCTTTTACTGCAGTACTAGCAACTTTAGCAGCACGCCCTACAGGTGTAAAGGTTGCAGCAGTAATAGCAGCCTGACCTAACTTCTTCAAACCAGAGTTAGTTACCTTAATTGGATTGTTTCCACCAGCACGTGCCTTTGCTTGAGCAACTTGTTGCTTGGTTGGCTTTTTTGCTGCCGCCATGTTACTTCCTTATCCGAATTGTTCTTGCCACTGTTGTTGCAGTGCAAGGTCTAGGTTTACAGTTCCACGCTTTGATAGTTGAGCACGTGTAGCCCAACGGTTTTCTGAGTATCGTGAGATAACAGTGCTCTGTTGCATCAACTCACGCAAGCGTAAGAATGCAAACCACATAGCCATCACGCAGTCAGTCTTGCCTTTGGTCTCAGGCTTCCACGTAATGAGTTGTTGAATTAAAGCCTTGACTCCCTCTGAACCATCAGTGGAAGGAAACTCAATTGTGTTGTTCTTCTGGAACACTCCATCGTGCATAGTGCCTAGCATCGTTGACATAGATGCAACACCATGGGAAGTATCCCACTTGTTCTTAGCAGTAAAGTGTGGCTTTAAACTACAGCCATACTGTGACAGCCATTCGCGCAAATCGTTATCGAGTTCATAGGCTTTCTGGTGTGCGTTAATCTCAACACGGAACTCGTTAGGGCGGTACTTGATTGTAAACTCTTCAATCATCGCACGAATCTTTTGTGGCGTTGGCTCAGACATGTTCTCACAGTCAAGCACATACATCTTTCCGTCTGCTCGGTTATAGGTCATCGCAACAAACGCGGCGTGGCCTCTTCCCATAGCAGGGTCAAATCCAACAACTGTATAACCTTCTACACTGGTCGGATGTCCCACCGCGCCTGGTTTTAACGGACCTCGCTTACGCATACCCTTGGTGCATGACTGCACCAGTGCGGGTGGGAAGATGGAATCTTCTTCGACATCCTCCTGCTGATAAACCAAAGCCCAGGTACTAGGTGTTACTTCGCCACGGCGCTTGAAGAGCGCTGGCCCATCCCACTTGGGATATAGCCCTTGCTCATCGGGTGTGTCCTCGTCTCCATCCCACGGGATGTCCGACTTAGGCCAAAGGGTTACCCATTCTTCTGGGTTCTTCCCATACTCCAGTACCGCAGGCATAGCCATGTAAGTAAATGGGCACTTACCATTAGACCAATGCTTCGGATTACGAAGTTCCTTATAAAAATCATTCGCCGCAATTCGTGTCCCTACAATCAGCAACTTACCATTCTTACCCAAACGGGTAATAACTTCCTTCTGCAACCAGTTAATTTGCTTGTCCCACTCATGGGCGTTAGCGGTGGTAATGCAGTCATCCAGGATAATCAAGTCAGCACGTGCGCCGTAAATCTGACCGCCCATACCAAGTGCTTGGATAGTCGGGTCTTTTTCACTTGAGTCTCTGGCCTCGCCTCCGAGATAGACAGTATCTACCTTCCAGGTATCAGCATCTTGCTTCCAGCCGCCCTCTGGCCCATAGGCTGTTTGTAACTTCAGCCAACGTGGGTGGGACAATCTTTGCTTAATCGCATACACGAACTCTCGTGCTTTATTCAGGGTCTTGGAGACCACAATGATACGCACATTGGGATTAAGAGCAATGCGGTAGGTGGAGTAGTTAACCGTCACCACGGTAGACTTAGCGTGCTCAGGGGGAACATTCACCAATAGGCGGTTCTTGTCGCCTTCTTCATAGACCATAGAGTCGTGGAGCCAAGAAGGCTCGCGACCCTCCAATAGGTCAATCCAGTCCGCATGGTGTGGAAACACCCGCTGGTTCAGGAAAACCTCAGAGAACTGAGGAAATGAAATCTCATCCTTTGCCACGCCTAGCGAGACGGTGGACTTATTCTTGGCATCTGCCTTAGCATCCTCTAGGTCACGGGCAAACTTCTTGTCCCGTGATAGCCAGATTCTTAGGGTGTCTTCCTTGTACCCTAGTTGAACCATGGCCCTAGGTGCTCCCATGCCCTCGGCAACCAGCGCCAAAAGTTTGGCTTTGGCCTCTACCGTTTTCTGGGTGCGGGGGTTATTGTTCTTGCTAAAAGTCATTTATTGTCCTGTCCCAAGGCAGTATTGTCCCATCTACAAACAGCCTGTTCAGTCAGTTTGTAACAGACAGTAGATACAGTCTGTACGCAAGGGCCTGAAGCCCTTGCTATAGTATCGGTAATAAATTACCTCTACTATATATTAATCCGTTCAAACAGCCATTCCGAACGGTTTACAGCCTGTGATTTACATCACAATAGTAAAAGTGCTGGTCAGAGCAGTATTAGCAGGGTAGTAGCAGGGGCATACTGTTGTACGGGAAATATTTTGGTAGAGATACTATCTATACACAACTCACCATTAATAACTCTGGGGTCAACTAGACCCACAGTACTATACAGCAGGACACTGTTCTGTCAGTTACTGTACAGTCTGTCCTGTTACTGTTGAGTAGAGATAGGAGACTATCTCGGCGCTCCATTATAAACTAAACATTCCGCGCCCCAGTTAATAATAAAATCCTAACTGGCTATCCTTAATCACAATTCTGACTGACCGTAAATGGCATGTCAGTCAAGCCCATGAAAAGACTGGCCTTGACAGCCATGCAGTGGGGATAGTGTAGTTAGAGATACTAACTACAGAGAGGAAGTTATGAGAAACTGTTCAGAGTGCAAGTTCGATATAGACGCTATCTCCGCAATCGACTGCAACGAGCATA